TCAGCTTGGCAACTTCTACGATGCCAAAGACAAGGTTCAAGAAGCTAAGGAAGAGCATAAGCGAAAGCCTAACGGCGCTTACGGCGAAGAGTCGGTCGAGTCTTATGCTTTGAAAGTGATACAAGCCGAGGTTGCCTGTGAGGAGTATGAGGCAAAAATCAAAAAAATGTTTATGGCTCAGGGCAAGACTCCGCTTTATCAAAAAATGCTTCGGATTAGGGCAGAAGAGCGTGACCGAAGAGCTGCGGCTCAACGTGAGCTTCTGAAAATACAACGCGAGAAACTACAACGCCAACGTGAGATAAAGAACTTACTCATTGCCTTTATAGCTTTGGCGATATGTGCGGGTTCTGCGATTTTTATGGCCGCTACCGTAGTAGGTTAATCATCAAATATTAGAGTGCTTAGCATGACCGAATCTGAAATTAAAATTTTAGTTGAACAAGCTGCTGAACTTGGAGCGCGAAGAGCGTTACGCAATATAGGGCTCAGTGATGACGATGCGTTAGGTGATGTTTCTGAATTAAGGGGACTTCTAGAATCGTGGCGCACAGCAAAAAGAACCGTTGGGAAAACTATTGTCCAAGGTGTTACCACCTTAATCCTGGGCGGCTTAATTGCCGGGTCATATTTTAACTTTTTCAACAGGTCTTAATTATGGCTCTCGTCCAACTAGATATCCCACCAGGTCTTTACAAAAACGGCACTATCTACCAGGCAGCTGGTCGCTGGTATGACGGAGATTTAGTTCGCTGGTTTGAAAATTCACTTAGACCGATAGGCGGCTGGCAGAAGATGTCTACTAGCTCTTTTAGTGATATCAGCCGAGGGATGCATGCGTACTACGATAACTCGAATAACCGCCGGGTCATTGTCGGCACTACGTCCAATCTTTACGTCTACGCCGAAGGCAATTCGCAGCACGATATAACACCATCTGGAATTACTCCAGGGGTCATTAATGCCGCTTCGCAAGTAGGATATGGCTCGCAATTTTACGGCGAGCACACATACGGTACGCCAAGACCCGATAATGAAACTTATGATCCATGCACAACCTGGACAATCGATAATTTCGGCGAAAATACAGTAGCGGCTAATACTACTGACGGAAAAATATATTACTGGCAAAACAACTTAGCGACCATCGCAGTTCAACTCACTAACGCCCCAACGTCTAATCAAGCAGTATTAGTAACTGATGAGCGTTTTATTATGTGCCTGGGAGCTGGCGGTACAACTCGAAAGGTCCAATGGTGCTCGCAAGAAGACCCGACAGTTTGGACCCCTGCGACAACAAACTCGGCAGGTAGCATCGAACTAGCTAGTGATGGTCAAATTAGAGCAGGGATCGTTGTTAGGGGCCAGGTGCTAGTCATTACGGACACTGACGCTCACGCTCTGAGCTTTGTGGGCTCTCCGTTTTATTACACGCCAGAGAGAGTAGGTTCTAACTGCGGAATCATTGCCGCTAAAGCGGTTGCCGTAACAGGCACTGCGGCATTCTGGATGGGCGAGAAATCATTCTTTAGATACGACGGTGGTTACACGGTCCCAATTACATCTGAGGTGAGCGATTTCGTCTTCACTAATATGAACGAGTCGCAGCGATCTAAAGTGTGGGCTGTCATTAACGGTCAATACAATGAGGTTTGGTGGTTCTACCCTAGTGCCTCATCAACCGAAGTCGATTCCTACGTTGCCTATAACTTTGAAAACGACACCTGGACTGTTGGAACACTAGCTAGAACCGCTGGTGTGGACGCTGGCAGCTTCCAGAATCCAATCTGGGCATCTACAGACAGTTATATCTATCAGCACGAGACAGGCTTTAACTACGACTCACAGGTTCCGTTCGCGGAGTCAGGAGCTCTACAGATAGGGGATGGCGATCGATTGATGAACGTCCAAGAGCTGATCCCAGACGAAAAAACGTTGGGCCAGACCACGGTGCAGTTCAAGACCGCAAACTTCCCAACCGGGACCGAAACATCGTCTAGCGTTTTCTCAATGGCTAACCCGACCTCGGTTCGATTGAGTGCCCGGCAGGTCAGACTCCGCATAGCTGGAAACGCACTAGCGGATTGGCGATATGGAAACATAAGGTTAAACGTTACCCCTGGGGGTCGCCGATGAAGTTATCGCTGCCACTCCCAACGTATTCAGCTTCACAATCCGCATCAGATAAATTCCAGCTAGAACAAGCCAATCGAGAAAACCATAAACGAGGCCAGGATATAGAGGTTGGAACTTCCAGCATTATCCTGCAAAGCCCTAACGGCACTCGATACTCATTATCCATAGACAATTCTGGCAATCTTTCTACCGCAGCGATTTAAATACGCTGCACATTGTTATTTTTCGAATTGTTCTAGCGGGTTTGTCCCTGAATAGTTAAGGAATAAGTATGGGCACTACAACTGGGTTACGACCTGGCAGCATGGTTTATGACAGGGGCAGTGATACCTATAATCGCGTTGGAGGGTCTTCGTATGATCCTTTTGATGTCGCAGGTATGGTTGACAGTCTATTAAACCTATCGGACCCTTCAGGAGGAAGGATGACTTCGGGTTTGTTCGATGCCGAAGGTAACTATATCGTTCCAAACTCGTATCCAGGCGGTCAAGACGCTTATAACGCCGAGATCGCAGAAAACCAAAAACCTAATAGTGAACAATTGCGTGACGTTTTTTCTGAGAACTTAACCGCAGGGGATATATACGGAGACACTCTTGCGGGATACGAAGGGGTTAGAGATCCTGTATCAAGCAACGTTTCTGCGGCTCAAGCGTCTGATTATTTGTTGTCACAATTAGAAGAGCAGGATGTCCCCTCGTATGTTTCCAATGACGATTACTTTGCTCAGATGGGTGGCACATTAGCCTCTCTTGGGTTGCCTTCAGCAGCAGCAGATTATCAACCGTCGAGCTCTTTTGAAACATTCGGCGAATCTGAACAAAATAACTCTACCGCCCCAGCCCCAACTACTGCTCCAACAATGAATGAAGCGGTTACTACAATATTCGCGAACAATACGAACAACAATGCTAGAAACGTGCCGCAGCCAGACCCGGCGAGAACTGGCCCATTTCAAGAAAGCGTTTCGGATATTTTTAATAGTGACCGAAGTAACGTTGACATGGTTGATATGGTTCTTGATCGCTACGGCGAAGAAGGACGAGATGCAGCAACCGCAGCAATATTGAGTGAGTACAACACTGATGAGCTAGACGCTGAAACCATCGCTACGAACTACAATGATTTTCCCCTCGATGTGCTCATGCAGATATTGAATAGCATGCCTGACAACCAGGATGCGATTGATATTCTTTCTCGATCAACTGGGCCGACAGTCACTGAACCAGTACAGCCTCCGGGTACTGGCGAAGGCACACCAGGTGAAGGCACACCAAGTGAAGGCACACCAGGTGAAGGCACACAAAGTGAAGGTACTCCGGGTGAAGGCACACCAAGTGAAGGTACTCCGGGTGAAGGCACACCAAGTGAAGGTACTCCGGGTGAAGGCACACCAAGTGAAGGTACTCCGGGTGAAGGCACACCAAGTGAAGGTACTCCGGGTGAAGCCACACCAGGCGGGGGCACCCCAGGTGAAGGTATGCCAGGTGGAGGCACCCCAGGGGGAGGTACACCAGGTGGAGGTACACCAGGTGGAGGTTTGCCGGGCGGCAACGATCAACAGATTCCAGAAATACCTGGTGTCATTCCTGAAATCCCCGGAATAGATACTGACGATCCTGAACCACCAGAAATTGAAATTCCAAAAGTCGAATTACCAGATAAACCAACAGGAGGCGGCATGGGCTTTTTTGATAGCGCATTTAAAACCGAAGTAGAAAAAGAGTATGAAGCGGACCAAGAACTACGGTCGCGCGCACAAAGTCTTCTTGGTACTGGCAGTGTTGATGATAATTTAATTAGCAGATTAAACAGCGGCTACACCAAATACGGCGGTGAGCGTTTTACTGAACAAAACGCTGACCAGCTCGGCGCGAACAAGCTAATCCGCGATAATATACTCAACACTCCTGGGCGCGAGATATTCGACGACTCACTTGATTATGCTGCGGGGCTCGGCTCGATAGGCACTAACGCAGTCACAGGGGAGAACGTAAACACCCAGGCTACCGATCTGCGTACCGATGGTCGGAAATCTATACAAGATATAGTCGCTGGGCAATTCGCAGGTACGGCCTTAGATAAATATCTAAACCCATATACGAAGCAAGTAGTCGACACCTCTCTAGCTGACATCGAACGCGCTAGAAAAATGCAGATGCTGGACAACAATTCACGCGCAACAATGGCGGGTGCTTACGGTGGGGATAGAGCTGCGCTAGTAAACGCTGAGACTAATCGTGGTGCTTTAGATGCTTCAGCTCGTGTCGCTGCGGATCTGCGTAGTAGAGGGTTTGACGAAGCTGCAAGGCTCTACGGTCAAGATGCTGATCGAACGCTTCAAGCAGATAAAAGCAATCAGTCTGCCGATTCTGAAGTTGTGCGTAATGCAATGAACATTGCTGCGGATATCGAGACGAATAATCAACAGCAACAACGACTAATCGATTCCCAGAATGAATTGAACTCTCTAAGTGCTTCGGATCGTCTTTTAGCTGCATTCGGGCAAGGTAATGATGCCTATCGAAGTTATCTATCAGACTACGCAAATCTCGGTCAGAATTTAGATCAAAGAGATCAGCGTGAAAAAGACTTCGATTTTGCTGAGTTCCTCGCTGCTAACGCTTACGATCAAGATGCGATTGATAACATACTGCGAATGATCCAGGTATCCCCACAGAATGAAAAGGAAATTACTTCAGCAGATCTTAATGCTTCAGGCGATTTTGAAGGGCTTATTGGTTTGCCAGGGGATATATCGGATGCCGTTGGAACTTTTAAAGATGGTTACGACGCATTCAAAGATATCTTTAAAAGCAATGACCCCTCAACTGACATAAGAAATTTCTAAGCCGTAATTACTGGGAAATACATAATGGAACGATTACTAGAGCGTATTGGAAGCACGTTGGAAAAGGGCGTTGGTGGAGCGCAAAAACTAGGCAGTGGAATTGGCACTCTACTAGCCCAGCTTGGCGATAATTATCTACCCGAAGATCCCGGCGGCATGGAAATGACCAAGCCACAAAGGCGCGGTCTGTTACAAGCGCAAATCCGAGATCGTCGGTACGGTCCTGCTGCGACAAGCGGTAACGTAAACGCATATATGGATTCATTCCGCGCAGATAAAGAGCGATCGCGCGTTAGAGGTATGATGAATGACCCAGGTCTGCAATCACGTTTAGAAGCTATTCAAGACCCTAATTTGCAGATGCTATTAAAAAGTCAGGTTGCAGGTGGCAATGTTGATGAAGCGTTACAGTCGATGTACACCAGCGGTCTGGAGAGTCAGAACAAGTCTGCAATGATTCAAGCAGCGACTCAGATGGGCTTAGAAGAAGATGAATTAGCATTCTTGGGCTCAATGACAGCAGATCAAATACAGATTTATTTGCAAGATAAGCGGGACAATAAAGAATCCTTAGACAAGACCGCATTTGAAGAGGCTAAACAAATACGCTCAGAGTTCACAACTGCTACCGCGCCGTTTAGAGATAGAGAGGAGAAATTTGACCAGATTTATAATGGGGCAATTGCTCCTAGCGCGGCTGGCGATATTGCAATGATCTTCGCATTTATGAAAATGCTCGACCCAAACTCTGTGGTTAGAGAATCTGAATATGCTACCGCAGCGGCAGCAGGACCGCTGGTCGATACGAAAACACGAGGACTGTATAACCAGATTGTTTTAGGTCAAAGGCTGACGGCTGCACAAAGAGCCGATTTCCTTAAAACAGTAGAAGGTGTCTATCGTGGAGACCTTAAAAAATACGAAACGAGTCTTAACCAAGCGAAATCCTTAGCCGCAAACAGTAATCTAGATTTCGAAAACGATGTAATCGCAGGAGCAGTACCTGATAAAGGCACTGAATTCTTGGATGCAATAGATTATGAGGCAATTAAAAATACGCAAGTAGCAGACGATTCTAGCGAACTGGCAGCGTTGTTAACACGCAATATTCAAGTCACTGGAGGGTCTGTACTAACGATAACGAAGGCGCTTGAAGAAAATCCAGGCGATCGTGCATTAGCTTTTAGACAAGCGTCTGAAACCCTGGGCTATGAGGTAACAGAGGACAGCTTTGAGGAGTTGAGCACTAAGTTGAACACGATGAGAAGCACTTTAGAATCCTTTGGAGATTATTAAAATGGCTACCGCAGCAGAATTAGAGGCTTATCTAAATAGTTTAGCTGGCAAGTCGGGGGTCCAGCAAGGCACCGAACCTGGCTTCGAGTTTATGACTATGGTCGGAAACGTTGGGCCGTCGTTACGCAAGAATTTAGGAGATATAGTCACCGCGCTCGCTAACCCGATCGAGACAATACAAGGAGCAGGGTCCGTCGCGCTGGGCGGGATTAGTAAATTGGGGGTTGGTGGCCTCTCTGATTTTGAACCTTACGCAGATGCGATGGGTGAAATGATTATAGACCGTTACGGCAGTATGGATGCGTTTGTTAACACCCTAGAAACTGATCCTGCGGGAGTCCTAATGGATTTCTCTGGTGCTTTGGGCACCACTGGCAAGATAGCTAAAGCAGGTGGCTTGACTAAAACAGGGGAGACGCTTTCCAAAGTAGGCAATGCGATAGATCCAATTAACGTTGGGGCAAACGCCGTGAGCGGAACAATTGGTGCAGCAATCCCAGCCAGTGTTCCAGAGGGACTCTATCAGAGTGCGATGAAGCCGAGCACTCGTATGACTCCAGATCAAAACAGAGCACAGATTAGAACTGCGGTTGAGCAAGGAATAATGCCTAACGATTCTGGTGTAAGAAAGCTCAATGCGCTTATTAGTCAATACGGAGCTCGTATAGATAGGCTGATAGCTCAAGCGACTGATTCCGGGCGATCTGTTGATGCCACCGTTTTGTTTGATGACCTGGCAGCAATGGAGGCGAAAACTCTTGAGGGTGGATCAATTGACAGATTTGGTGATTTAGAAGAGATAGCTAAAGTTCGCGAAAAATTAGCGGCTTCGCTGTATGGAAGAAAAGTCACTGACATTGATGCAGACACCCCGGCGAAACCACTGACAGCGGCTGAACTTCAAGCAATAAAGAGGGATGCTTACTCTCGCGCGGACTATATAACCGAAAACAAGCAAACGGATTTAGCTAATCAGGCTAACCAGGCTGTTGGATCAAGCGCAAGAAAAGCCGTTGAAAGCGTGAGCTCACCGGAAATAGGTCGCTTAAATCGTGAATTTGGAAAGCTATTAGATTTACGGCAACCCCTACAGCGATCCACTAATCGTATCGGCAATAACAACCTTTTTAGTTTGCCGCAAGTGATAGGCGCGTCGGCAGGGTCAGCAGGAGGCTCAACAGGGGGTTTATTGGGATTGGGGCTCGGCTCTTTAATCAATGCACAGAATCAAGCCAGGGCGGGGATAGGTGTTGAGCGAATGCGTCAGGTAGCAAAAAACCCTGGGCAATCCTTATTGAATTCTGCACCGTTTAGAGCTCCATTGAGAACAGGAGCATACTCGGGTCGGATGACTGAGGGTTTGCAGAGAAGGGGATTGCTGTCCAGATAAAACAAAATCCTGAAAGCCGTCCGACTATTTGTCCGACTTCTACACGGTATACTTATGATTGCTTATGATGCGCTTATGTTTGTATTGCTCTAAAAAGTCATTAAACTCAATGGCTTGCAAACAGATCATAAAAGCATCAAAAGCCCTCAAATACCTACAATCGCGAGTTCGAATCTCGTTTCCCGCTCCATTCTTTTCTCAATTAAATCAATAAGATAACTATTCACTAGGGTCGAAAAAGGCGTTTCGTCCGACTTTTGTCCGACTTTTAGTTTACAAGTTCGCAAAATTCGACTCCAATAAACTGTCATCGCCGCCATCATATTCCGGTAAATAATCGGCGTAAGTTTTTAAGAAAGTCTCCTTATCATGCCCTAATTGCTTGGCAGCTTTTGCCGGGTTCACTCCCTTCGATAACAACTCAGACGCTCGTGTATGCCTGGTAGTTTTCATAGGCCGATACTCAACGCTTGATCTCTCATGTGCTTTTATCCAGGCTAAACGAAATCGCTTCGGTTTCTTGTAATAGTCGCCGTCTGGCTGCGGGAAAACAAAGCCCTTTCCCCAACGTGTCTGTGCTTTATTAATCGCATCAAGAGCAGATCCATTCAATTGAACGTCTCTCCCCATAAAGTCAGTTTTGACTCTCTCCTCAATCCGATAATTTGAAATACAACGTTGGACGGTTGCAATGCGCCCATCGATATCTGACCATTTTAAAGCCAGTATTTCTTGATGACGCATTCCGGTGGCAAAGGCAAATTGAAAATAGTATTTACTGTCACCCTCTAGCCTATCTAAAATTTTGTTAATCTCAGTTGGCTTGTAGGGTTTGAACTTCGATTGCTTTTTGGACCCGACAGATGAGGTATCCAACACACCTTTGCAGGGATTAGGCTGGATTTCGAAATAGTTAAATAGCTTGCTAAGTGGACCCAGCAAATTCTTCCTGTACTTCGGCGACCAATCCCTCACAAATACTGCTTTCTTGCCCACCCAGCTCTTCTCATAGAAAAAATCTTCTAGATCTAGCCTGGTTACCTCATTGAGGCGACGATCCTTCATAAACGGAGCCCAAGTATTCCGTAGAATTTTTGAGTAGTCAGATAGCGTTCTGTCAGTTGGATTCTTTAATCCCCTTAATAAAAACTCATCAACTGCCTTTTCGAAGTGCGTGTAGGCTTTAAGGATTTGCTCTGGCGTTTCTTTCTTCTCGTGCAGAGCATTACCTAAAAGCAACTTAGCGACATAGCTGTCTCTAATTTTTTTAACTCGAATAAAATCAGATTTACGAGAGACATCAGAATCAACAATTATTTCATCTACAACAAGTTTATTTGTTCTTTTAATCTGAATGCGAAACTTGCCTCCCTTTTCATCTATATTTGGTTCTCCGTCCCATATTCTTTTAGCCATTTGTTAACCTCCCTAAAGTTCACAAAAGTTTGCTTGCCTACTATCTTGTAGTGCTTTCCTTTGATCCAGTGCCTGGACATCCAGTTCTTCACCACGTTATCAGTAATGCCCATCTCTTCAGCATATCGTTTCCGATGCATGAATTCTGAAGTCATATCACCTCCTAAAACTGTATGTCATCGTCGAAATTAAAGTCTTTTTTAGGGCTTGTAGGTTCCTTGGGTTCCTTGGGTTTCTTTGCTACGCCGATTTTGCCACTAAGAAAACTGCCATTGGGCCCAGTTCGCTTTTTGGCATTAAGGAAGTACCAATTGCCGTCTAACATGATTGATCCGCTAAAATCCGCGTGCCAACTTTCTTCTTTGTCTTTTACAGGACTCAATGTAAACGTGCCTTCATCAGTAAATTCTGCCACTTCTCGATCTCCTTTTAGTTACTTTAGTAGTTACTTCATTTAAAAACTTACTGGCCTCTTCAAGCATTTGATCGATCCGCTCCTCGTCACGAGGAAAGGGGATAACGATGCATCTAAAGGCCTCTTCGACTCGCGAGTCGTATTGCACAAAGTCCATTGCTTCGGCCCCGGTGCATGCCATCTGGCACAACATCTGCCACTGATAGCCCGAATCAATTCGCTCTAGCCATATAGGTTCCGTCACCGGGACTTCATCAATCAGCAAATCGATTAGCGCATCCTGCTTATCGGAGAAGGGGCATTTGATCTCTATCAGCTTGTTCTCTAGGATCAGCTTTCCGTCTGGGCTCGCCGCCATTCCTTCCAACGTTGGGTGGTCAATAAGCCCAAGCTCTTCGCACAAATCGCCTGTCTTCAGCTCGTAAGCCTGACGCGCTACTGGCTCCCATTTCGTGCCCCAATCCATTGCCTTTTGAGCAAAGTGCATGCCTGTTGGCTCTTCTCTTACACCTAATCGTTGATTCACGAGCTCGCTTAACAGGTCATCACGCGCCTTTAAATACGCCCCTCGCTTACCAGGCATGATCTCTCCTACGCGCGATGCGGTGAGCTTTCCCCTGCGAGCTAAAAACCATTCTTCACTTAGCTGCTGCATTGGCCGCTGCTTCTGGTAGTTTGGCTTTTAGGTAGTTGGCAGTTGCCTTGTAACGATCTTGGTACACCCCATCGAGCGCGTCATATTTCGGTTTGCACTGCTTATGCGCTTTGGCTAATTCCGCAGTATTTGAAGCTCCCTCCACCGCTTTTAGGATGCTTGCCAGTAATAACTCCATCTCTGGTAATGGCTCTGGCGCTTTTTCGACGACCACATCGCCAGGTCCGGTCATGCCGTCCGTGTCGTCCATGTCTTTATCGAATGTCAGGTTAAGCAGGAGCTGGAGGTTGTATCTTCGCCAGTATGTGCTTTTTTTGCCGTACTCTTGATCGGAGGAGGGTCGATCCATCACCGATGAGCCGTGTGTCGAGATCGTTTCACCGCTTTCGATATGGGTGATGGTAGTCGTGACGACATAAACCACCGCATCGCCACGATATTCGCTCGCGGAGTGGTGTGAACAGACTAATCCGTGTTTAGCTAGACCAGGCTTGATAGCGGCCACCAGAGCTTTAAGCGAGGCGTAGCTCCATTGCTTAGTATCGCTGTCCATTTTTATCGGGCCTACGTCATTAGATATCGCTTTCAGGGCGAGGTTTAAATCTTCTCTTTGTCCTTTCATCATGGCTCCTGTTTGTTTTATATAGTGAGTATATATTTTATATAGTTCGAAAGCCAAAAAAAACAGGGACTATCCCTGAATTTGATGCCCTAACACGCAGCCAATAATTTCTTCTTCGCCAGTAATCTTAAACACCGGGTCGGGAAAAGTTTCGTTCACCAACGTGGCAACGTTGTCGCCAAGGTATTTTGCGAATGTCAGGTTACCGTCGCGAAGTAGGCAGAACATTTTGCCGGGCTTTGGCTCTTCTTTAAAATCGACAAAGGCAATCGCACCAGAGGGTAGAGAGGGGCTGTTCGCTTCCGATAAAACTTCTAACGCATAAGTCTGTTTAGAGTGCGGTCCATGCCAAAACACTTTTTTGGCCGCACCGCTTGCAGTGGAGATGATTTCTTTGATCGTCATTGCATCTATCCCTACAAGCCAGCTTACATCAGCAGCGTCTGGGCTTTCCCCGCTGCTACCTCTCACTTGGCTTGATACTTTCTCGGCTTCCCTTAAGAGCCGGGGGCTAAAATCGCTTAACTCAATTTCTAGGAGCTCGCAGAATTGTATCCCGCGCTTTAGATTAATCTCATTAATACCGTTGAGCATGTGGCTTACGGAGCTAATAGCACCTGGCTTAAAGCTCATAAACTCGGCAGCTTTGGCGTAGGTCAAACCGAGAACTCCGGCCTTCGCAACCCATAGCGCCTTTAATCTTGTCGCTTCTTCGATTTTTTCAGTTAGCATTTATAGACTCGGTATTATGGAGTATCATAACGGATCAAAAACCAGATCCTAACCGAAAGTCTATCCTATGTACAACCTATATATCTCTATTACAGTACTGCTGTCTGAGACATCCATACAATCTGTATGGGGGAAAGTTAAGTTGCCTGAAAACTTGAGTAGCCTCAATACCAAAAACGGTAGCAAATTCAATTTATCTTTATTAAATTTTATAAAAACTGCCAAATTGGAAGACCAAAAAATAACCAAGCTGCGCAAAAAGCGTAAATTAAGAATAAAAATGTCATGAACAACCTTAAACAAATCTTTGATATTTATAAGAAAAAAACAAAAAAAAGCATCACACAAACCTCGATAGACATTGGGTGGAGTCAATCTGCACTTGGTTTGTACTTAACTGGCGCGCGTCCGATGCCGCGAAAGGATGTTGTAACGGCTGCAAATTTCTTCGCTGTTGATCCTCGGTCCATCGATTCTGACTTCCTCTTTGTAGATCAAGTAGAAGTGGCAGTGATTGGGAATATCTCAGGCAATGAACTAAAGAGCGAATACATAAAAATTCACTCAGGTTTCAACGAGTTAAATGTTTTGCACATTGACCGCAAAATAAATATTGAGGCTGGACCAGACTGCGATATGTCGGAATTCATGGATGGAGGTTTTTTACCTATAGGGGCGTTCGTTGCAATTAAAGAACCTGACAGCTTTTGGGTAAAAGATGAAAACTGGGCTGTGGCAAACAATCGAACCTGGCTGTTAAGAAACGGAGAAAAATGGACAGCCTTAAAAAACAAAAGCAAGCCCTTCCTGAAAAACTTCGAGGTTGTCGGTTATGCGATCAGTATTTATTACGCTTAACTGCAAATAGTTTGACTTCGTAATCATACAAACTGTATGGTTCGCTCATGGAAATTATAAAAGCCTTCCGAACCAACGCCAGAGTCGAATTAGATCGACAAGGCAAAACGCAAGCTGACGTTGCGAGGGATACTTCCATGAGTATTAAGCAGGTTTATTCTCTGTTTAATCATCAAAGCACAAGTCGTTTAGATTTTTCCTATGCGATGATTCTCGCAGATTACCTAAGTGTTTCGGTCTACACCCTTACAGGCGCTGAGTCTGCGGGGGCTGAGAAAGAAAGGAAATTTAAAAAAATTCTCCATGAACAAAAGCTGGCTCTTGGTAAATTAAGCTTAGATCACGACGCATTGATGCGCAAATTCCAAAAAGACTTAAAACAGTTTTAGTTTTTTTTGTATTCGATCTATACTTTTTATACACTACCTGTACTTAAAATATGGAGTGCCTATGTACCCGAACACTTATCAGCGTCCGACACCACTGAAAGAATGGATCAGTTCTAAGGGTCTTACCTATCGCGCAGCAGCAGAACATTTTGGCTTTCAGCCTGTCGCGATTCAAAAAATGATCTCTGGCAACAGGGACGTTGGAGTCTGGACCGACGATCAGCTCGTCGAGACAAAAAAGATCCAAGCAAAAGCTGTCCATGCTTGCGGCGCTATGTACGGATACCCAAAAGAGCAGGAAGTAATCGTCGCGATTAAGTTAGAACCACGAGGCAAGATGCTAGATGAATGACGCAGAAGCATTGTCGCAGTTCTACAATGCCAGGCGATTGGGTGATGGCAAGTACACAGCCGTTTGCCCGGTCTGCGATTCGAAGTCAGAAACCCTCTACCTCACCGATGGTCGCAAATGCACCCTAATTTACTGCCATTCTGGCTGCACCAAAGAGGAAGTGTTAGCGGCGGTAGGTCTGAAGGTCTCTGACTTGTTCGCTAACGATATGCCTTACAAACGACCCCCTTATGACCCCAGTGACGATCTCGCTAACATGGTGATCATTCGCGCGGGGATAATTAGCGACAGATTGCGTGGCAAAGAATGCTCAGACAGCGACAAGGTTTGGATTAAAAGCGTTGTCACAAGATTAAAGAGTAACGACTGCTGGGGGCTCGTTCATGACCTCTAAGCTCGTGTTAGAACAACGAGATGCAGTTGCGGTTGCTCTCTACAGCTACTTCGGAATGCTTCCTGACGGTCAAGCAGCGACAGCGGTAGAGATGCGTGAATATTTTAGCCTGGGTAAGACCAGGTTTGTCCGTGCGAAAAATATATTATTGAAACTTGGCATGCTAAATGAGGTTCAAAAATATGACAGCAACGGATGCTTTAGCGGCACGGTTTATGTGATGCAAACCGCTAGTGCGAAAACGACACAGCGCGAGGCTGAAAACAGCCCGCCGGTGGAGTTGGCACAGTCCATGCAAAGATCTAAAGTAAATAGATCTAACGATGATCTGATTAACGATAATCTGATTAACGTTAATCAATCTAAGTTAAACCTAAAAGATATGTCGACCCGCAGTGTCGAAAACAAACTCGCGGCAAAGTATCCAGATAACTTTAATTTTTTCTGGGCGATATTTACCCCAACGTTGGGGAGTAAGGGTAGCAAGTCCGAAGCATACCGCGAGTGGCAGAAACTCAAATTTTCAGATTCAGATGTTGCCGCTCTCCTTAAGATTTCCCAATCAGAATACCGTCGCAAACTTGCGCTTCGAGCAACTGATCAATTCGATCCCAACTTTCCTCACGTTTGCCGAATTCTTAAGCGCCGCTTGTGGGAAACATGGGCCGAGGAAGCGCGTCCCCCAACGTCCAAAAAAGAAATCATGATATGAACATCGACAGAATCTCAGTCTCAGATTTTTCTCAGGAGCATTTAAATTCTGTTCTGGCTGAAAAAACGCAGCATCGGGTGAACTGGCTAGATCGGCACAAAGACACAATTTTAGCCGACACTAGCGAAAGCGTTGCGCTCCAGGGCATTCAGACACCCTGGTCAAAACTTCAAGATAAAGTGGTGCTCCAGTTCGGTTGTATCTCTACCTGGATAGGCATCGACGGTCATAAGAAATCGTCAGTGCTCAATCAGATTGTGGCATTTGCCGCAAAACAACATGTGGTTGGCTTGTGCTCCCTAGAGATGGATGTGCGATCTATCGGAGAGCTCCTATGTAAGCAATCGCTGGGCGCGACGGACCCGACTAACGAGCTCAAAGAACAGTACCTGGATTGGTCGGCAAACCGGATATTAGTCTACGACCACGTTGGTACAGTTAAGCCGCTGGAGGTTTACGCCTTAATCCTGAAAATGGTGAGAGATTACGGCGCTCGATTTATTGTCGTTGACTGTCTCCAGATGGTCGAAGGCGTTTGCGGCGACAATGAAAAAGAGCGTGGGTTTTACGCAATGCTCGTCTCCCTGGCTAAAGGCTTCAACATTCACCTGGCTGTCGTACATCACGCCAGGAAGCCCGAGAAGGGCGGCGACGAGTATGTGCCTACCCGGTTCGATGCGCTCGGCAGCGGCGCTATTTCGCAGCTCTCAAGCATTCTTGCGATCGTCTGGTCAGACAAGAAGAAACAACGGCTTCAGGAGCTCCAGAGAATCGGTGAGCATCTTTCAGATGAAGACCTAGAGCATTTGAGTAAGCCAGACACTAAGCTCGTTATCGCCAAAAACAGGCACATTCCCTGGGAAAATACTGTCGGGCTCTGGCAGCACCCTAGTCGGCAATTTGTTGGTGGGCCTAACCTCCAACGTATTCATTTTGAGATGAACTGATGGACGGCGAACATTTCAGAATAAGTCGCAGGGATCAGTTGAAACACCTCAACGATCTCATCGAGGAAAGCCTGAAACAGAGCGGCGAGCTCATAATCACCATATTCGATGCCAGGAGGCGCTCTGGGCAACAAAACATGCTCCAGCATGCAATGTATCGGGAGATTGGTAAACAGCTCTACGGCGGCGATATGGAGCATGCGAAGGCTGAGTGCAAACTCACAATCGGAGTGCCCTTGCTGCGGGTCAGCAACGAAAAGTTTAAAGAGCTGTATGACAAAAATTTTAAAGCAGGGCTGTCATTTGAAAGGAAGCTTGAGTTGATGGCTATAGTCGACATCAGCAGTCTTCTGTCTGTGAGCCAGGCCAACGAATACATAGGGCAAATATATGATCGATACGCCGAAAAGTTCTCCTGGTCCGACTTCATCTCGCGCAGTCAAAAGGCGCTCGCCGAAAAAGAAAAAGAAAAGAGGGGTCGAGGGATACACCTACTCACGCCTGGTCGATGAGATCGCCAAAAAAATGCAGCGCATGGTAAGGCTTAAGGCAGCGGATGAAAACGGCATGGTGACCTGCGTACCCAGCGGAACCCGAGTTCACTGGAAAGAAGCTCAGGGAGGGCACTTCATCTCGCGCAAGCACCAGCGCACAAAAATTCTCGAAGAAAACATTCACCCGCAGACCGCACACGAAAATTTGTGGCTGATGAAAGACTCTCTGCATGTCCTGCATTACCGACGCTGGATGATCGATTTTTACGGTGAAGATTATGTCGAGTGGCTAGAAGGGGAGGCGAGAAAGCCGCTAGATACTCCACGAGCCGATTTGATCTTAATGTATTGGGAAATCGTGAATCGCAATAAAGAGCTCGAGAAAAACCTCGAAGGAATTCAGGCGACCGATGAGCAAGATTACTAAAGAGTACATCGATGACTTAGTGAATATCTGGCTCGACCAGGTACAGTCGATTGAGCAGGGCTGGCCCTCCAGCTCAACACTCTCGCGATTCGCTGACTACGCCGGCAGCTTCCAAGCCTCAAGCATTGTAAATGGCCTAGAAATTTATGTTGATCGGCAGCATAAACGCGACGCAAGGTTCGCCGACATTGATTTGGCACTGACAGAGTTAGAAGAAAAACGCGCACTAGCGATTATCGCCAAGCGATTGTTGCAGGGAATAAACGCAGACGGCAGGGCATACACAAATGCCGACAGGGCGCGCATGGTGGGGATGGAAGTCCGTCAGTACGAAAACAACCTAGCGGCTGCGTATAAAGATCTAGAAAAGACACTGACCTTGCTAAAAAAAAGACAGGCATACACTACATATTTGCAGTGAGGGTTGCTACCATTTTGATATTGTGGGTTTGTGCCGGTCTTATAATCTTTCCCTTGAGATCAAGACATCCCGACGGCGCGGCTCACAACCTACTTAGAGATCCCCAAATGATTCGAGAACTCCTAAAGCGCCAGGAAGGCTTGCGGCTGCATCCTTATCGCGACAACGGAAGCCTATCCATTGGCTTCGGTCGGAACCTAACGTCGCTAGGGATTACTGAAGCAGAAGCTGAAATGCTACTGGAAGCAGACATTGAGCGGGTCGAAGAAGAGATGGGCGCTTACGATTATTTTAGTGGCCTATCACCCGAGCGAAAGGCGGCAGTAATGTCTTTAGGTTATAACTTAGGGGCGACCCGGTATGCGTTATTTATTAATCACCATTCAGCGATGGCTAAAGGTGATTACGAGGAAGCGGCTAAAAACATCTACCCCGACTCCCTCTACGCAGAGCAAGTCCCAAACCGCGCCAAAGAAATCGCAGAGATACTCCTCACCAATGAAATATGAGGTAGCGGCGACAGTCGACCGGATTATTGACGGCGACTCGATTGAAGTTACCTTATCGCTCGGCTGGTCGATGTACCACAAAACGAGTATTCGCTTACATCATGTGGACACACCTGAAATGCGTGGTGGTACAGGCATCAGCAAGGCGGCTGCCCGGTTAGCAAAAGCTCACGTTGAAACACTCGTCCCGGTCGGATCTCAGATTGTCATCGACAGCAAGGAGCTCGACAAATTCGGTAGGGGTCTGGCGATAGTCACGAACGCTGAAGGCGTGAACGTTGGCGAGGATCTCATACAAAGAGGCCTTGCTGTGAGATACGAAGGCGGCAACAAAGCGGAGGTTGCTGCGGCTCATCAAAAGAATTACGAGCTGCTGCAAGCGCAAGGGCTGATCAGTGAAACTTAAAGGCCTCCTCACGGCGTTTGCCCCAACGTTGGGTAATGCCATAGGTGGACCGCTAGGCTCAATCGCAATGAAAGCAGTCGCGTCGAAACTCGGCGTTCCTGTTGACGAAAGCGCAGTAGAGACGGCGCTGGAAAGCGCGACTCCCCAGCAGATTCAAGCGTTGACAGTTGAGGACCAGGCGTTCGCGGTAAGAATGCGGGAGCTCGATATTGATGCTTACAAGGTCCAAGCAGACGACACGCAACATGCCAGGGAGACCAGTAAAGGTCTGATATTCCCGCAGGTGTTCGCAAGCGTTTTCCTGCTGCTATTTTTCGCTTATATCTTTCTAATTACTGTATCGCCTCCCTCGCAAGCAGATCTGGCGTTGTCGAATCTGATTGTAGGAAATCTGATGGCGGTGATATCTGGCATATCGGGCTACCTCTACGGTTCACAGAACGGTAAGCAATAACACTCAGTAGGTCCATCATGGCAGAACGCTATAATCCATTTATGACTTCGGAGGCCAAACGCCGCATGGCGCAAATCCCTCCTGAGTTCCTGGCACAACTTACGCCAGAGCAGCGAGCACGATTTGTAGCTGCTAACTCTCCCCAACGTTTTGATGGAACAGTCGCTCCTCGCGTTCAACAGATGACAAACGTCAATCCAACGCTCAGAGATCGCGCCTTCGGTGCAGCGGTTGATGCGTTTGGTATGTCTCCAGAGGGACGGCGTAGAGCTAACACAGCGATGAATGCGCTCGATACGATTGACCCAGGCTTGATGATTCTCTCTGATGCGAATCGTGATTTTAACCAGGGCAATACAGGCCAGGCAGCAATTGGCACCGGGATCGGTTTAGCGGGGATTATCCCTGGCGTTGGACCAGGAATGAAGGCGATACAAAAAGGAATTCCTGACGGCGCGATAAAAAATTTACCAGACCTGCCGCGCGCTAATATTTTTATTGACGACATTGCCGAAACAAATCTGGCTGATCGCATTGGCACTACAGGCAAATACCGTGGAGCTCCGCGAAACGTCACTAGTGAGCAGAAGCTAGGTGCGATGCGGCGAAGTTTGAGAAACTCTCTTACTCGCGGATCTACTGGCAGAGATTGGTACGAAAACAGCTCGCGGACTGCGTCAGAATTGACAGGTGGTAGAGACGGCTACAAAGATCTTTACTCTGGAACGGTGGCTCTCACATCGCAAGGCGCTTCAGTGCCCGGCAATCAGACGTTTGCAGCCCGAGGCTACAATCAGGCGATCACTGGTAACGAAATCGATACAGGAAGATTCCCTCAAAGCGCCAGAAGAGGCATAGAGGGAATGCAATCTGGCGAGCCTACGACGTTTGGACCTAAGCGCACACCGTTTTTTGAGGCGTTAAATGTTGAGCCAGGAGAGGCAGCATCGAGACCAACGAATGATTTATGGATGGCGCGAGCATTTGATTATCGCACTGAGTCAGGTGACGTTTGGTCTGAGGGTCTCGGCGAAGCTCAACATCGCTTTATGGATAAAGAGATTAACAATTTAGTTGATTGGGCGAACGAAAATAAAGTATCAGGCATGACTAATTGGACACCGGAAAAGGTCCAGGCTTCGATATGGGTAGACACTAAAGCCAATTTTGAAGGCAAGCCAGTGGAAACCGCAGCGTATGACTTTTCCGACAACCTTGACGCGCTAACCGCGAATATAAATGTTGAGTCAGAAGCTGCCAGGGGTTTAAACCACCTATCTGGAAGCAGAGATAATCCAGAACTCGCTGAGATGTTGCAGTCAGGCCAGAGACAAATACTGTCAAACAATGGTCGAGACGGCGTTGCGCTAAGCGCAGGGGCTTTGACACGCCCGACAGGCAGCGGATTTGGCTATTACAAGGGTAATTCAGCGCCTACAGACGTTTTGCAAGTGATAGCAGGGCCAGCAAGCGGCTCTAACCAGATAGACGCAGCCTCACGCGACCTAGTAGAGGGCATCGCGGCGACGCAAGGTCTACTCCGAGGGCAAGAGTCGGTCGGCTACAATTTCATCCGCGACGCTGCCGGGGCTGACAGAAACGCTGCGAAGGTAAACATTGGTCGCGCGCCAACCCAACAAGAAATGCTAGAGGTTGGAGAGAAATTAAGCGATACGTTCGGGGGAAGCATTTTCCCGGTCAATTCGGCAGAAGGCGTTAACTTCTTATCAGTTGGTTCGCCAAATGCTTATGCGGTACGCGCTGGCAAGATTCGAAGTAAGAAATACCCGAACGGAATTAGAAGGGATCAGTTTGATGCAACCGATGACGGCCTAAAAAAATATCAGGCCGCAGTGCGAGCAGAGATCACGAAAAGCGTTAACGATATAAGCAAGTCAGTCTTCGACACAAAGGCTGCGTTTGGTCGTAACAGCGGTGACCTTGTAGGGAATTTTGAAGCGTTTAAGCCGAGCACCTACTTACCAGCGATAGAAAATTCAGGTGTGGCTGAGCAACTGAGTCGAGCAGCTCAGCAAGCTGCCCCCGCATTAGAGCAACTTGATGAGCTTCTAGTGAAAAATTACCCGGAAATCGGTGCGCGCAGTGAGATTATGATGAGGACTCGTCAGGCACTAGCCGAAGGTGGGATTCCTTTGGTTCGCAAGCTTGTTGATCAGGGGCTTCTACCGGCGGTGGTACTTGGGGCCATTGGTAGTTACGCCAGTGCTCAGCGGCAATCTCCGCAATCTGTCGGCGCGTTCGGCGGTGTCTAGCTTCTAATACTTCATCAATCATGGGTCTTTCTCCTTTTAGCTCTAACGTGGCAAGTAGGTGTAAATCACGAATGGATAAGGTTACTCAGGAATCGCTCAACAAGCAAAAGATTGTAGAGCTCGAGAAACAAATCCGAATGTATCTGGCAACAGGTAAGAAGGTCAGCCCGGTAGTGACCAGGACTCGTCCCAACGTTACTGTTGATCGTCGGTAAAGCAAACAAGGCTCTCTAGGGTCGCTAGGCCGTAATGAGTGCCGATAGTTGCTCGCACCTGCTTACCGTCATAGTTCGTTACTGAGAAGCCGTGAGAGCTATCTACAGCAGTTCTACAGGTCCAGCCATCTACTCGCAGCAGATAACGTGGGTTGCCGTTAAGGCTAGAGGGTAGACGCTTAATAACTTCTAGATTACCGCGATGATTAGTTATGTTTTTCATTAGGCTGCTTCCTGGTTAAGTATGTTGATGGCAGAGAACGCATAAGATCGCGCTGTCTCTTCTTGTCCCGCTAGGTGAGCCTTAGCAGCACAGTTGAATGCTTCTAACGCCGATGTCTTACCTTGGCCCTGATAGGCGCTTATAGCCTTCATCAGATCAATCAGTATTGCTTTAGTGCTCATAGTGAATTTCCTCTGTTTTATTTGATGTATACATATTATACACACATTGCTTGTATCGTATACTTTTTATATATCTTTAGTAGGAAGCGTACACATGCAAGACATTGACCCGGTAATGGCAGACCTGGACCGCTATCTCGATGAGAGCGAAGAGGATTACGAATGCCCTTACGAGGCTAGGGCGGCAAGAGAAGAATACCTGGCCGATCAAGAGGACTGACCATCGCGGCTGATGTAGGTCTTTCCCATAGGGAGACTGACTCTAAGGGTCAACACATAGACAGGGATCTCCAATGCTCATACAGCGAACTCTCATCACACCAGAGCGCCGCACCTCTATCGCGCTGGAAGCTGTGTTCTGGGAATCAATCGACAGTCTGTCTCAAGGCGAATGGCAACCTTGGGCGCGGGAAGTGTTGAAAGACAAACCTGCGAACGAAGGCAGGGCGACTTACCTACGAACACTAGTGCATCACACAGTAGTCACAGAGCTCCTTAATCGTCGACTCACTGAAGAGCAGACGCTTAGGCAATGCACGGAACTGGATAGGGTTGAGATGATGCCTGGAGGGATAGGGGGGAGCTACGAAAAAGGCCAATGGGCGCGTATCGGCGATCACGGGCGCGCGATTATAGAGAAATTATCGCAGTTTTCAAGGCGATTCGCCTGATGCCAAGCACTAGATGTTGTGGTTTCGGGTGGATTTGACCTATAGGGCGAGCAGGGGTTTTCGTAAGTCATTGATTTTATTGATAACCTTCTGCTATTTCCGGTAATAGTAATTACCGGAATTAGTGGGAACCCCGGATTTTAGCCCCCCCTTCGCGAAAATCGAGCGGGGTACAGGGATATACCCCCACAGAGAAACCGTCATGCATCCAGAGCTTCCCAGATCAGCCAAACTATCTCTCTCGGCTTATTCGGACATGTCTGGTCAGTTCGGTCATAAATTTGAAAATAAATTCACGAGTACGACCTTTTGGTGGATTGAGGGCGAGAAGGACTATCTGGTTTTCAAAGGTAGTGCGGAGCCCCGAGATTTTTTGGTAGATATTTTTGCATTTCCTCCGGTGCGTTATCTGAGGAACTGGGTTCATCCTGGGTTTGCAATAGCACATAAATCTATTAAGCCGCGACTGCTCAAAATTTTGCGGAAAATAAAATCTGAAAATAAGCAGTTAGTAATCACCGGGCATTCATTAGGTGCCGCCCAGGCTGAACTGACGCACTTACTGGCGTTGTCTTATGGGATAGATAGCACCGCTATTTGCTTTGGAAAGCCTCGCGTCTTTTTGAAGAGCTCTAAGAGCCGTTTTCCGAAAGGGTCGATGTTATCGGTGGTCTCTGGGTCAGACATTGTCGCCAGGGTTCCCCGGTACTGTTACACGGTTGGCTGCAAGGACCAGGATTTTCTCTATTTGAGTAACCATGACGATGTTTATTTGAACCCGGACATGGACTTTGTTGCTGATGATTTCTCTGTCTCTGACTCTATATCTGACCATTCAATGGAGGCCTACCTCCAACGTGTTGGTGGCTTATGATTGTCTTTGATTCGTTTGACGACGCACTGGAAGAAGCGAACTGGTGTGCGGAGCAAGAGAAGCGCAAGTACATAATCAAGCGTCTTCGCCACGGCTACCAGGTCTTACCAAAATACCGTAAGGGCGTTAAGCGATACGCGCACGTTGAGGTTGGGTTTAAGCATGCCAGCAAAGGGTAAAGCGAAGGTCAAGGTACTCAGTAGCGGTAAGCGTGTGAGCTACGGTCAAGCCGGGAAAGCGAAGGGCGGTGGTCCTCGCGTGAAGCCTGTCACTGCGAAGGGCGATTCCTACTGCGCGAGATCATTAGGGATTAAAAAGGCTCTTCCGAAATCGAAAGCTAACGATCCGAATACACCGAACAATCTTTCAAGAAAACGTTGGAAATGTAAGGGGGCTAAAAGTGCCAGGTAAAGGTTTATACGCGAACATCGCCGCTAAGAAAAAGCGAATTGCCGCAGGGTCGAAAGAGACCATGCGTAAGCCCGGCTCAAAAGGAGCCCCAACTGCTAAAGCATTTAAGCAGTCCAAAAAGACAGCAAAGAAGGCAAAGAAATGAAAGGTGTTAAGCATTACCGAAAAGACGGTACAGAGCATAAGGGAGGCATGCACAAGATGTCCGACGGCACTCTGCACAGCGGTAAGACTCACACTGCGTCTTCGAAGCCGCTATTTCATTTTGGTGAATTGAGTAAGAAAGAGCAGGTTAAGGCTAGATCAAATTGGAAAAAATAGGAGTCTGTCATGCCAGGTAAGAAAAAGCGTGTTCGCAAGCCATATTAGGGGGTGGGAATGAAAGCGTTAATTATATTTCCATTTTTGTTACTTCAAAGCTGCGCTATCGCAGACAAGGTCATCGAAAACACGGACCTTTATTGTTCTAAGGGCTACAAATTGGCTCGAGGTGCTGCGCGATCTGTAGTGACTTTAACCACCGGAATCCATGTTCTCGATGCGTGTGATGCTATCGGTGTAGGGGAAACTGATGGGCCAGAAGAAACAGCAGAACAATAAAATGCGCGAGTCGCTTTTGGGCGATCCCGAGACCTACGACAAGATGTTTAAGGTCATTGCGGTGGGTGAGTCAGCCAATATGCTCTGCAAGGCCTGGGACATCCCATACGGCACGTTGATGTCGCGGATTAACGCAGACCCTGATTTGCGCTATCGCTATGAGGTGGCATGCCAGGCCCGAGCCTACTACCACATGGAACGAGTGGAAGAGATTGCTAACGATGTTGAAGACTCTATGGAGCCGCAACGCGCAAAAGTTGCTTTGGACGCTCGTCGCTGGCTGGCATCTAAAATGGACCCAACTCGGTTTGGTGATCGGCAGCGGATTGATTTAACGACGACCGATTTAACGAAACTGCATTTAGACGCAATCAAAGAACTTGGGATGTCGGAGGAAGTCATAGTTGCCGACCAATAATCCGTTTGTCGATTTTGTTAAAAAGTACAGGAACGATCCTAAGCAATTTGTCGTTCAGGTTTTAAAAGCAAAGCCTGACCCCTGGCAAGAAGAGCTCTTAGAGGCCGTACAGGGCAAAGACAGAAAGATCAGCGTAAGAGCAGGGCACGGAGTAGGAAAGTCAGCAGGAGCCTCCTGGGTGATTATCTGGTACTTCCTAATGAAGCACCCCTGCAAAATTGTCCTTACCGCTCCAACAAGCAGTCAATTATTTGACGCTCTCTTCTCTGAGGTGAAAAGTTGGATAAAAAAACTACCCGAAGGCTTGCAAGAGCTCGTTGAGGTTACCTCTGACCGCATTGTTTTATTAAGTGCGCCCCAGGATGCATTTATCTCCTGTAGAACAGCCAGGGCAGAACAACCCGAGGCGATGGCGGGGGTCCACTCAGACAACGTTTTATTAGTTATCGATGAGGCCTCCGGTATACCCGAAAAGGTTTTTGAAGCAGCAGCAGGATCGATGTCAGGCGAATCTGCAACGACGCTGATGCTAGGAAACCCGGTGCGAACCTCTGGGACGTTTTATGAGTCGCACAACCGATTAAAAAGCGAATGGACAACGATGCACGTTAGCTGTGTTGATAGCCCTCGCGTATCGGATAAGTTTGTTGAAGAGATGGCGATTAAGTACGGCGAAGAGTCCTCGGCATACGCTGTGCGCGTGTTAGGTGAATTCCCTAAAGTTGACGACGACACAGTTATCTCGATGGGCCTGGTTGAAGACGCGCAAAATCGTGACGTAGTGATGTCAGAACTCACCCCAAAGATCTGGGGTTTAGACGTTGCACGTTTCGGTCGCGACAGATCGGTCCTCGCCGAGCGCCAGGGCACAGTAATTAACTGGATAGAGGATTGGAAGGGCAAGGACTTAATGGAGCTCACAGGGCTCGTTAACGCCATGTACGAGAAGCTGCCGCCTTCCCAACGTCCTGTTGAAATTTCCGTGGACTCAATCGGCATAGGTGCAGGGGTAGTCGATAGACTGCGCGAGCTCGGCCTCCCGGTAAAAGGGATAAACGTCTCTGAATCACCCTCGATGCGCGGCAGCTATATAAACCTGCGAGCAGAGCTCTGGTTCCGAATGAAAGAGTGGCTTGAGGCGCGCGATTGCAAGATTCCTAAAGACGAATCCTTATTCGCAGAACTGGTCTCACCGCGATACTCATTTAACTCTAGCGGTAAGCTAAAAATAGAATCCAAAGATGACATGCGAAAGCGTGGACTGCCTAGTCCAGATAAAGCTGACGCTGTAATTCTAACCCTCGCAAGTCAGCCAATGATTGCCATGTTCGGCAAGAAGTACACCAGTGGTCGGATAACCCGAGGCATAAGGTCAATAGTATGAAATACGAAGCTCAAGAAAGTTTAAATTCAGCTCAAGAGCAACTGAACGCCGAGCGTGGCGGCATGAGCACAGAGGATTTACAGGGCTACGTCGGCTCAATTCTTGACGATTCGAAAACTTATATCGATGACACCATCAGCCCATTACGCGCGAAAGCCCTACAGTATTTTCTAGGTGAGCAGTTTGGTAACGAAGAAGAAGGGCGGTCCAGTATTGTCGATATGACCGTGAGGGATACGGTAGGCAAGATCATGCCAGCGTTGATGCGTGTATTTTTCTCTGCCGACAAGGTCGTTGAATTTGCACCTCGCACCCAGGAGGACACTCCTTACGCAGACATGATCACCGATTATGTGAACTACGTCCTTCAGAGCGACAACAATCTCTATCTGGAGCTCTCTGCTGCCTGGCAAGACGCGCTCGTGCAGGGTACAGGAATTGTTAAGTATTACTGGGAAGAGAACGGCGACGGCGAAACTCACGATATGTCAGGACTGACTGAGGAAGCGTTTATCGCTTTGCAATCTGATCCTAAATTAAATATTGAGATCGTTTCGAATATCGTTGATGAGATGGGCTCTCGCTACGATGTCACCGTTTCTAAGATAAAGGGCGACAGCCGGGTAAAAATCGCAGCGTTACCCCCAGAAGAGTTTTTGATTGATCGAGCAGCGACCTCTCTCGAAGACGCAATAATGACCGCGCACAGAAGAATGGCGACGGTGTCTGAACTCGTTCAAATGGGCTATGACGAAGACCTGGTCGAAAGCATGTCTACTGGTACAGATGAGCTGGATGACAATCGGCTACGCAGGGTAAGAAATCCTGCTGCGCTCGATTATGGGTTTAGAAGCCAGGACGCGACTCGCCTGGTTGAATACACAGAAGTCTACATGAAGGTGGACTTTAATAATGACGGCATCGCAGAGCTGCGTAAGATTTGCTGCATGGGGAATAGTTACGAGATCGTTCACCACGAGCCCTGGCACTCACCGCCGTTTGCGATTTTCTCCCCTCTACCTGACGCGCACGTTTTCTTTGGCTCTTCGATCTTTGACCTGGTCGGTGATATCCAGCTTATTAAATCGAACGTGATGCGAAATATGCTCGACTCACTGAGCCTCTCGATACATCCGCGCGTTGCGGTCGTTGAAGGCCAGGTAAATATCGATGATGTGACCAACACTGAGGTAGGGGCGATTATTCGTCAATCCCAGCCCGGTGCTGTGACCCCATTCAATCTGCCGTTCGTGGGCAAAGAAGCATTCCCAATGCTCGGCTACCTGGACACGATGAAAGAGGGCCGTACCGGGATCAGTAAAGCATCGCAAGGCCTCGACGCTGAAAGCCTCCAGAGCACAACTGCTGCTGCGGTAAACGCGACGGTCCAGGGAGCTCAAGCGCAGATAGAGCTCATCGCTAGGAACTTCGCAGAAGTCGGCATGCGTCAATTGGTTATGGGTGTGTTTAACCTCGTTTCTAAGCATCAAGACTACGAAAGAGTAGTGCGATTAAAAGGAGCCTGGACACCGATTGATCCTCGCGCCTGGTCCGCGGAGATGGACGTTGTTGTAAACATGCCAATTGGTGCGATCAATGAAGCTGAGAAGCGATCGGCAATGGCAGGGATCGTGAACAAACAAGAAGAGATCATTTCTAAGTTCGGTCCTTCTAATCCCCTGGTAAGTCTTGATCAATACCGAAATGCGATAGCTGAGACGATCAGCATGTCTGGATATAAAAACACCAGTAAGTTTATCGCTGAAGGTGAAATTAGACTCCCAGAGCCTCCACCGCCTAAGCCATCAGCAGAAGAGCTCTTAATTGAAACTCAGCGTGAGCAGATCCAGGCTGACATCCAAAAGAAAGCCGCCGACCTTGAACTCCAACGACAGCAGATGATTCGCGACGATGATTTCCGACACGATAAGTTGGAAGCCGATGTGATGATGAACGCTGCCGAGATGAAAGCCAAATACGGTGTTCAATTAGATGTCGCGCAGATTAAAGCAATGAAGGATGAGATTCGGCCGGAGAACATTCAATGAACGTGATGGAAGATGCGGATCACGCCAAGCGGCTTTTGGATGATGAACTCCTCCAACGTGTCCTTTCTAACATGGTTTCCGATCTCCAATTACGTTGGTTGCAAACTGACCCGGCAGATACAGATTTAAGAGAACAGCTCTACTACGAGCTGCAAGGTGTGAAGCGATTTGGGGAAAGCCTCAAGACGTTTTATGACCGAGGTTTATTCATGCAAAAAAAGAGGTGATTTAAATGTCCGCTGAAACTCCACGCGCTGGAACAATTCAAGAGGCACAAGCACAGGTACTGTCTATGTTAAATGGCGAGGAGGTAGTTGCTACCCCCGAAGCTGAGGATAGTGCCCCACCTGAAGAGCTTCCTATTGAGGAAGAACAAGAAGATGTCAGCTACACAGACGATGATGAAGAAAATATTCGAACCTATAATGTGCGCGTCGATGGCGATGACTTAGAGGTTACCGAAGAAGAGCTTCTGAAAGGCTACAGCCGACAATCTGATTACAGTAAGAAGACACAGGAACTTGCAGAACAGCGACATACGCTTGAGTCAATGACTCAGGAAAATGAAGCTGCTAGGGAGCGAATGTCACAACTCATTCCCGAACTGGAAGCCAACCTTCTTAAGATTCAACAAGGTCTCGATGCGGAGCCAAACTGGGACGCGCTTTACAAGCAAGACCCAACCAAAGCGATTCGGATTGAAAGAGATTTCAACCGACGAAAAGAGGCAAACAAACAACAGCTCGCCGCACTAGCTCAAGAGAAGCAACGCTTACACGTTGAACAAGAGTCTCACACAGCACAGGCGAGAGATAAATTTCTGAATCAACAGGCTGGATTGCTTATCGAGAACATCCCCGAATGGAAGGATGAGAAGACGGCAATCTCTGAAAAATCAGCAATTGAAGAATGGTCGCTGAAAAACGGTTACTTAGATAAGGACCGAATCGCGAACATAATGGATTGGGGCAGTGTTGCAATGATGCGTAAAGCTTGGTTGTACGACCAGGGCAAAGTTGCTGTAAACAAGGCCAAATCGCAATCCTCAAAAACCCTTTCTCCAGGGAATAAAACCCGCTCCGCACCAACCCGAAGCGCGTATCGAGATCAGCAAGCTCGTCTGAAACAGACAGGCAAGACTAAAGATGCCGAGGCTCTGATTGCGATGCAGTTGAATTCAATTAAGAGATAAAAATCATGACTATAGTAGCAAACACGTTTACTTCTTTTGATGCGAAAGGCATTAGGGAAGATCTTAGTAATGTAATTTACAACATTGCTCCCGAGGAAACTCCTCTCCAAAGTAACATCAGCCAGCAAGAAGTCTCTAACACTCTCTTCGAGTGGCAGACCGATACTCTTGCGGCGGCTGACGCTACTAACCAGCAAATAGACGGTGACGATATTGCCGCCTTTACTGCTGTTGCTCCAACTGCTCGTGTACATAACTACACGAACATTTCTCGTAAGACCTTCATCATTGCTGACAACTTACGCTTTCAGGATCTCGCTGGTCGAAATTCTGAGATAGCTTATCAAGTCGTCAAGAACGGTAAAGAATTACGCAGAGATATGGAAGCTATCTTATGTGCAAACACAATTCCTACGGCTGGCGGTGCTGCTGCTGCTCGTAAGACAGGTGGTTTGTCTGCATGGTTAGCTACAAATTCTGTATCAAACACTGGTGGTGGCGTAGCGGGTGCGAACCCTGTACTCACTGCGGGTATACCTACAACGGCCCAAACTGAAGGTACTAAACGTGCCTTTACTGAAACCCTTTTAAAAGAGGTTATCGAAAACGTTTGGACCAGCGGCGGTCAGCCTTCAATGATCATGGTTGGAGCATCGAACAAGCAAACCTTGTCGAGCTTCCCTGGCATTGCTGCTAATCGCTTCTCAATCAACAAGCCTGAGCAGGGCACAATTATTGGCGCCGCCGATATTTACGTTATTCATTAGCGTCTTTATACAGGAATGTATAAATGTAATCTGTTGAATTCAAGGGAAGCCCAGAGATGGGTAATCTTGAGCGAAGCCCGAAAGGGAACGTGCAACGACTATTCCGAAAGGAAGTAGGATCAAGCGATCCGAAGCGGCAGACACCCAGACCGGGTGAAGACATAGTCTGAACAATACCGTATCTAATTAAAGGTATTGCTGCGAAAGCGGGGTTAGTTTAGCGAGCTAATCTGAACATATTGTAGTGATTTCGGCGAACTAACGGTTGTACCTAACAGGTTCTCTCCTAAGCGTGATGCTTATGTACTTGATACTGAATATCTCGGTGTTGGTATGTTGCGTCCAATGCAAACGGTTGACTTAGCGAAAACAGGCGACGCTGAAAAACGACTCCTGATCGCTGAGTATGGATTGATTGTTAAGAACGAAGCAGCTAGTGGTGCGGTCTTTGACCTAACACATACATAGCGGTTAATTAAATGAAAGGCCTTGCGGGGGGTCTTTCACCTAACTAGGTGGAGATTATGAAAAGAACCCTCGATATAGATCCTTTAATGGCATCTCAGCAAATCTTCCATGCGAACGAGCAAGGTGACAAATTCACAATTGAAACCAAGCAAGACGTTTCTGGAATCATCAAGCAAGCCAAGGCGGCTCGCATCGAGACAGACAAACATACGCGCTACGGCGATATGACACACGTTGCCTCGATCCCAATGACTATCTACCAGGATTGGGTGAAAAAAGGTTACACCAAAGATCAAAAGAAAATGAAAGCGTTATTAAACTCTCCTGAACTCAGATACTTCAGGACTAGAGAAGGAACAGTCTAGTGGCAATCACCAACTATGGGACGCTGAAGGCTGCTATCGCTGATTTTCTAAACCGCGACGACCTGACCGCAGTCATCCCAACGTTTATTGATTTTGCCCAGGATAAAATCAATCGAGATTTAAGAACTCGACAGATGGTCGCCAGGGCAACTGCAAACATCGATTCTCAGTACAACGCCTTTCCTCCAAACTTCCTCCAGGTTCGTGACATCAGATTAAACACAGATCCAGTTCAAGCTTTGGAATATGTTTCTTCAGAACAGCAGAATCAGGAAAGAAGCCGAAATGCGACCAGCGGTAGACCGCGCCTTTTTTCAGTTATAGGCGAATCGTTCGAGGTCTTTCCGACACCTGATACCTCGTATGAATGCGAAATCGCATACTACGAAAAAATCCCTGATATGACAGCCGACTCCGACACGAACTGGTTGCTTACTAAAAGCCCAGAGCTCTTCGTTTACGGTTCGTTAGTTCATAGCGCGCCTTATCTAAAAGATGAGGACAAGATAGTGATATGGCAAACCCTTTATCGTGATGTCTTTAATTCCTTAACGTTGGAAGATGAAAAGAGTCGCTTTGGAGGAACCACCCCAAGAATGCGAACAAGGAGCTTCGGCTAATGGCTGGCACATCAAATTATCTAGAAAACAAAATCCTCGACCACGTTTTAACTGCGACTAGTTATACGTCTCCGAGCACTTTATACCTCGCTCTCTACACCTCAGATCCTGGTGACGATAACTCGGGCACTGAGGTTTCAGGTACTAACTATGCGCGTGTTTCCGCTACGTTTAGTGTTACTGCGAACGTGGGCACTAATACCGCAGCGATAGAATATGCGGCAGCAGGTAATGCCTGGGGGACCATAACTCACGTTGGTGTTATGGACGCAGCGAGTTCAGGCAATCTGCTCTATCACGCCGCTTTAACATCGAGCAAAGCAATTACGACAGGCGATATCTTCCGCGTCCCGGCTGGCTCACTAACAGTGACGATGACATAAAAAAATGCAATACGGAGCCTTTGAATACGGCACAGCTCTATATGGGGGCAGCCCCAGGGTTATCGCCTCTGCTGCTATAACCTCTGCAACAACAGTCGTTGCCGCTGGTGCGTTTGTAATCAACGGCGGGGCTGCGATTACGAGCTCTAATAGCGTAACAGCGTCTTCAGATGTATTGGCTGACGGCGCAGCGGCAATCACGAGCTCAACTCTCGTTGTCGCTGATAACACCAGCGGTGGACGAGTATTAGAAGGCGCGTCGGCTGTAACGTCGACTACAACCGTCATAGCTACTGCCGGGCTTGTATTAGAAAGCGCGTCGGCTATAACGTCGACTACAAACGTCATAGCTAACGCCAGGCTTGTATTAGAAAGCGCAGCTGCAATGCTGTCTTCTACTACGGTAATCGCCCAGGGCGCTGTAGCAACCGAGTCTGGCGTAGAGCCGATTCTGAGCGTGACAACTGTCGCCGCAGCGGGACGTTTAAAGTGGGAACCTATTGTGGACCCAACTCTCCCAACGTGGACTGAAATACCCAATCCAACTGACACATGGACCTCAATTTAAAGGTAGAAAAAAATGGCTACATCAACACCAAATTACAGCTTTCAAAAGCCAACTGTATCTGGCGATAGTGGGGTATGGGGCGGCTACCTTAACGCAAACTGGGCGAGCCTTGATTCTCTACTCGGTGGCGGTAGCGTAATTACTGGGATCGATATCAACAGCGGCACAATTGATGGTGCAACTATTGGTGCAAACTCAGCAAACTCAGGCGCATTTACAACTCTGTCAGCGTCGGGAACATTTACCTTTGGCGGTGTAGCGATTACAGCGTCCGGGGCTGAGATAAATTATCTCACCGGGGTAACGTCAAACATCCAGACTCAGCTAGACGCCAACGCCTCACTAGCCTCCCCAACCTTCACAGGCACAGTGACAATTCCTAACGCTACTGTTACTGGGGATATGAGTTTTGGCGATAATGACAAGGCTATCTTTGGTGCTGGATCTGATTTGCAGATTTACCATAATGCAGGTACATCATTTATTACAGAAAGTGGCTCTAGTAATTTTAAGATTGGGGGCGAAAATCTATATCTTCAAAACACTGCACATAACGAAAGCTATTTAGCTGCAATAGCCAATCAAGGCGTTACCATTTACTACAACAACGCAGCCAAACTAGCCACAACCGCCACAGGCATAGACGTTACAGGCACAGCCACGATGGATGGTCTGACTGTTGATGGGGCTACAAATAGCACAGAAGAATTAGCACGTTTTGGTAACAACTCTGGTACACAAGAACTTATCATTGAACAACAAGGCTCGTCAGGTTATGCCATAAAAAGCTCAGTAGATTTACGGCTACATGCAGACTATGACAGCGATACCTCTGATGGTGGCTCTAGTATTGAGATGTACACTGATGGAACTCAGCGTATGTCCATCACTGGCTCTACAGGCGACATCTCCTTCTACGAAGACACTGGCACGACTCCGAAGTTCTTCTGGGACGCTAGTGCGGAGAGTTTGGGTATTGGTACGACTAGTCCTACAGAAAAGCTAGACGTAAGTGGAACTGTCAAGGCTACAAACTACACAGACACTGTATACGCCTTATCAGGCACAGCACTAAACGCAAGTAACGGTGGAATACAGACCAAGACCCTAGCGGCTAACACGACCTTCACAGACTCACTAACCTCTGGCGATGCCATAGTCCTACAGCTCGAAGCAGGTGCGAGCTACACGGTAACGTGGCCTACAATGACTTGGGTTACCTCTGGCGGCAACGTCGCTCCTACGCTGACTGCGAAAGACACACTGGTGTTCTG